GCTATGAAGCCGGTTGAGACGCTGGAAATCCCAGCCTTCATCCCGGTAGATGCTTGGTTAGAATGGGATGCCTACCGCAAAGCCAAAAGCGGCGCGGCTTGGACCTTGCACGCCAAGAAGCTGTCGATTTCTCGGCTCATTACCTATTGGGAGGCTGGCGGCGGCTGCCCGGCTTCTATCATTCGGCAGAGCATCGAAAATGGGTGGAGCGGGCTGTTTGCTCCCAAGGATATTGCCGTGGGCAACAGGGAAGACCTGGCCCGCCGCGTGCAGCCCATCGTGGATAGCCGCGCGGAGGAGATTTTCTAATGTGGACAATAGCAGGGGCTTTCGTGGCCGGCTGCCTTGGCGCGCTGATAGCCGGGCTGGTTGTTGTGGCCGCGTCATGGCGCGAAATGATGGAGCGGCACGACGATGAGTGACATGATCGTGCGCCGCATGCCGGCGCTATCGCAACCTCTCAGCATGGCCGTGGCCGAGGAGCAGCGGCGCGAGGCTATCACTGACGCGCCACCGCCGCCCTTGACCGTTCCAAGCCTGATAGAGGAGGCGGGCAGGGCCGCGAGGCAGGCTAGGGCCGCTTTACAGCCGCCTACAGGGCCGTTTGTGCTTAGCTGGGTGGCACCTATCCACGCGGGCTTCTCCAACCCGCCCACGGCGCGCGAGAGTGCCGTATGGGCTGCCGCGGTAGCCAAGGCTTGCGCGCGGGTGCCGGCGCAGGCTTTCACTGAGGATGCGCTCATAGACTTGGCGCGCGCGAGTAAATTCTGGCCGTCCGCACGCGAGGTTCTGGCCGTGGTGCAGCCGGAGGCCAATCGGCTGTATTCCAAGGTTCTGGCGATGGAACGCATAGCCCGCCGCAAGCCCCCGGAAGCGCCAAAGCGGGTTAGTTTCACTGACCTGACCCCGGAGCAAAAGGCCGCGGATGATGCCAAAACGCGCGAAATGATCGACCAAATGAAGGCCGCCATAGCCGAGCGCGAACACCGCACAAGGCCAGAGCGCGGGGATCGGGCAGCGCCCGTGAGCCTCGCCTCTCTCATGGCCGGCTATCAGCAGGCGGTGGCGAATGGCGGGCCATATGCGGAGGCTGCGCGGGCCAGGCTGGAGAAATTGCAGCGGGACAACTGACTGGCACGATTCTTGCATGGGGGCTTTCTTGCATACTTTTCATGGAAGCCCCTTTGCATGCCCACGCCTGGCACGGTTCTTGCTATCTAAATATCTATGTATCAACGCCTATCGTCGGGCTTCCGTATCACGTCAGGCCCACGCTATTCGTCTAGCCTACAACCCCCCTATTATTGAGCCTATCGGCCCAAAAACAGGGGGGATGCAAGGGGGGAATGGCGCGCTTGTTGGTAGGGGTTCAGGCGCGGAAAGCCTTGGAAAGCCTAGGGAAATGGCCCGCAGCTAGTGTAACGGGTTGCGCTAGGTGTGACGGGTGCGCCGGTTGCATGCAAGTGAGCACATTAGCGCACAAGCAGCGCGCGGGCCAGTTCGTAACGCCGCTTCACGTCCTCAAGCCCCACATGCCCCCCGTTAACGGCTTTTCGGACCCTGCCAAGGTCTCCCTTGTCGGCCAGTTCGTTAAGCCCCATCCGGGACCACCAAATGCAGGCACTCTCTGCCGCGCCCGCGGGCGTGCCGATGCTTTGCACCCATTCGTCTGTCAATTCTCTTTGCAGCACGCCAGCAACGCGCGCGTATGACCACCGCCCCGTAAGCTGGATTAGGCCGCGCCCACGATATGTCCAGCCATCGCCAGGCAGTTTGTTGCCAAGGTTGCGCTGGCCCCATTCTCCCCCGTAAACCTCATTGGCGATAGTCTTTTCATCCGCTGGATGGCCCACGCGGCGGCAGGCATCTAAAGCCTTGGTGGTAGCCCTAGCGCCAAACACGGCCGCTAGGCGGTCCGGGTTGTAATCCAGGCTTTCCACAAGCCGCCGCCCGCCATTGGTTTCGTGGCCGAAATTGGCAAGCGCCATAGCCGCGCGAATGGGTTTGACCGTCATTCCCGCGCGAGCCATGTGTTCCTGTAGCAGCGGCGCCCACATAGCCGGCGCTACCCAATCCAGCGCCGTGAGCAGTTTCGTCTCAATCATCTGAGCCTCAAATAAATACCGGCCAGGCATGACGCTATCGCCAGCCCGGCCGCGGTTATCAGGATTTTGCGCGTGGGGAGTATCACGCGGGCGGCTGCCGGACAAAAGACTGCGCCACATCTTGCGCGATAGGCTCCAAGCGGCGCGGGAGCTTTACGCTATCCGGCCAGGCGGGAGGCTCCGCGTGCCTTGCCAGGAATTCTAGCGCCATAAGCCGGCCGCTTGTGTAGTTGCGCTGTTGATACGCTTTCATTGTCTCATACTCCGCGCGATAGCCTAGACCGGCCAGCGCATCTTGATAGCCCGCGCGCACCGCGGCCATAATGTCCGGCCTATTGCGCGCGTCTTTCGCGTGAAGCTGCGGTTTGCTGGCGTTTCTCATAGCACCACCACTAGAAAGCATGTGCCGCCTAGCAGCACAAGGAATGCCAGCCCCTCGGCCAGGGTTTTGAGTATGCTCATTGTTCGGCCCCCAATGCCTGCAATGTGGCGTGCAGCCATGCGCTTGTGTTCATCCCATCTTGCCAGGCATTGGTGGCGGCATTCTGCACCGATTTCATGGTTAGGTCACAATCGTCCGTGTCCAGCCCTAGACCGTTTTGTGTCCAGCGCTCCCATGCGCTCAGGCAAACGCAATCATAATCCGCTTCCCATGTGTTGTAGGTCATTGTGCGGATTCCTTATGCGCCAATGGCGCGCAATGCGTTGCGGATGCGGTCCCGGCGGCTTGTCCAGCGCTCTAGGCTGGCGTGCCGCGTTAACGGGTGCTCAGTGGCAGTAGACCAAGCCCATAGGCGCTCAAACCGGCGAAATGCTGCATCCCCAATGACACCGCGCCGCCAATAATTCTCGGCCAGGTTAAACGACGCACGTGCCTGTATCAGGGTGCGGAACTGTTTGCGGGTTTCCGTGTGTGTCATTGTTCTGTCCTTTCCTTATGCGCCACGCGCCACGGCGGCGGCGGCTTTCTTACTCACGCCATGGGCCGGAAAGCCCACGATAACCTTGCGGTCGACACGCTGGCATAGTTGGCAGGTCGCGCATGACACATCATCGCGATAGGTCGCCGGGCAGGTTTCAACCGTACGGCCGGCCGGTGTGGTGACAGTGTGGCGAACACCCTCCGCGGCATCTAACACCACCACCACGGGGCCGGCTTTTGTATCCGCAAGCCTGTCAGCATCCGCAAGCGTGTTTGCTGACAGATTGATGGTGAAGCCCGCTGCATTCACTGCCATCACGGTTGCCACGTTAGCCTTGTTCATAGGCTTGTGGGTATACGTGAAGCCGCGCTTGCCGGTGTTAGCCTGCGCCAATGCCAGCAAGGCCTTGCGGTCTATCTTGCTATCAGCGCCGGGCAGGTCGCCCGCCTGGTTGTGACGCCATAGTTGACCATCGGGCAATGCCGCAATCTTGCTGACAAACACCGGCCATTCATCACCACGCTGGCCATTGGTGACAGCGCGCCAATGCATGGCAAGCGGCCCGCCCCCAGCGTAGCAGCCTTTGGCATACAGCGGGCAAGATGTCGGGCAGGTCCCCTTGCTAGATGTCGAAACCGGAATAGGGCCGGTTTTGGAGTTACCGCTTTCTAGAACTAGGTGTGTAAGCATTGTTCGCTCTTTCCCTCATTAGGCGTTGTGCCTGTGACGGGTGTATCGCTTGTGACGGATGCAGACAAGCGTTATTTTATTAAACATTGTTAATCTTTGCTCGAGTGTCTATGGCACGTTTCTTGCTACGCGTGCGCGCGCGTTCCTTTCTACGTGTCTACGTATATACGTATATACGTTATAACGTATCATCGCCGTTATCGTGTTACGTTATATCATCCCCCTAATTAGGTTAGTGTCTATGTCCTATGTCATAAGACTGCTAACGCTATGGCAGTGATGGACATAACATCCACTCTACGCCGCCCCGCATATACGTATATAGGGCATTCTGAGGGCGCTGGAAGCCGATGGGCCATTGGGGTTGGTAGGGTGGTAGCGCAGGCCGGCATCACTGCCCTGTAGCCCGCTCAGAATCGGGTATGGGACATGGGTCGGGACATGCTGCAATAGTTAGAGCCCCAGCGCTCGCACGCCAGCGCTCGCAAGCACGCACGCACGCCAGCGCCTAGCGCCCGCACCCGCACGCGCGTGGCCCCGCATGGGCCTCGGCCTGGCTTGAGAGCGTGCCCCTCTCCTTGTTCCCCCCAAGAAAAATCTGGTTTTTGCGGTATGTGTATATACGTTATAACGTAGTTATCATGATAAGGAGTGGCTGATGGACACGGTGACTATGAATAAAGTGTTGGACTTGTATGCAAGTGGGGCGGTTGTGAGGGTTGTATGCAACCGTTGCAATGTGAGCATTAGTTCGGTGATGCGTGTGGTGAGGCAGGCGAGGGCTGAGGGTGATGTGAGGGTGTTGAGGCGTAGGAGGTTGGTTGGTGGTGAGCGCAGCCGGATGATTGAGGGTGTGTTGGGAGTTGAGGGTGGTGTGAGTGCTGCTGAAATTGCGGAGATGTTGTGGGGTGAGGATGTGCCGAGCACTTGGCGCAATGTGGTTTCGATAGAGATAACGAAGCTGCGGCGTGCTGGGGTGGTTGTTAAGAACCTCAAGGGCCGCTATGTGTTGGTATAAAGTTTAGGGGCTAACGCGGTGAAGTTTGACCTCAAGAAGTTCTATCAATTTTGCTCTCAGTTGCAGATTGAGACGAAGGAGAAGGGCTTGCAGCGGCTGGACAAGCTGTTGGGCACGCAGACGTATGTGATGAACGAGATTGCGCGTGGGCTGGAAGAGGACGTGCATTTTTTCACGATCTTGAAGGGCCGGCAGCTTGGCGTGACGACGATCAGCCTGGCGCTGGATTTGTACTGGGTGTTCACGCATCCTGGCTTGGGTGCAACGCTTGTGACGGACACTGAGGAAAACCGGGAAATGTTCCGGTCTACCTTGGGGATGTATTTTGAGCATCTGCCGCGGGAGTACAAAATCCCGATGGAGGGGCATAACCGCAATCAGTTGCTGCTTAAGAACCGCAGCCGGTTGTTTTACCAGGTGGCTGGGTTGCGGGCTAAGGGCAGCTTGGGACGCGGTAAGGCTATTACCTATTTGCATGGCACGGAGACGAGTTCATGGGGCGATGAAGAGGGTTTGGCGTCGTTGCTGGCTTCGCTGGCTGAAACCAACCCGGACCGCTTGTACATGTTTGAGAGCACTGCGCGAGGCTTCAACCTGTTCCATGATATGTATGTCACGGCCAAAAAAGCTCGCACGCAAAGGGCCATCTTTTGCGGTTGGTGGCGAAACGAGTTCTATACCGCAGACCCAGAAACGGCGGTATATAAAACATATTGGGATGGAAGACTGACCCCCGAAGAGAAGGAGTGGGTCAAGGACATCAAGAAGCTATACGGCTTTGAGATTAACAGCCGGCAGATGGCTTGGTGGCGGTGGAAGCTGGCTGAGGGCATCAAGGACGATGCGCTGATGTACCAGGAGTTTCCGCCCACGGAAGACTATGCGTTCATCATGACGGGCACTTCGTTCTTCAGCACGTCGCGTTGCACGGATGCAGCTAAGGCTGCCAAGGCTATTAAGCCGGATTACTATCGCTATGTGATGGGGCAGTTGTTTCAGGACACTGAGGTGATGAAGTCTCAGGAGCGGTTGGCTACGCTTCAGATTTGGGAGGAACCTGTAGACAATGGGTATTATGTTATTGGTGCCGACCCTGCTTATGGCAGCAGTGATTGGGCTGACCGCTTTTGCATTCAGGTGTTCCGTTGCTATTCGGACGGCATGGAGCAAGTGGCTGAGTTTGCTACGAGCGAGTTGAACACCTACCAGTTTGCGTGGGTGATTAGCCATTTAGGTGGCGCGTACAAGAACAGCATTCTCAATCTTGAGGTAAATGGTCCCGGCCAGGCCGTTATCAATGAGTTGCGGAATTTGAAGCGTCAGGCGGTTGCCATGGGCGGCAAGGACGGCAGCAGCCTGATGAACGTGCTGGGCCACATGCAGAACTACATCTGGCGCAAGAACGATACGCTGGGCGGGCTGTCCAATAGCATTGGGTGGGTGACTACCTCGGCCAGCAAGGAGCGGATGCTGAACTACTTCAAGGATTATTTTGAGCGCGGAATGATGATCGTGCGGTCCATGGACACGTTGGATGAGATGAAAACGGTAACGCGTCAGGATGGCACCATTGCGGCGGCGGGGCGTGGCAAGGATGACCGAGTAATTGCCTCTGCGCTGGCAGCGGCGGCGTATGCAGAGCAATTGCAACCGCGGTTGATTGCTATGAACCTGACCAAGCTGCGCAACCGGGCGTTGGATGAGTTGGATGCCGAAGAGCGCGGGCGGGAGCGCACGGTGGTGAGCAAGTACCTCAAGAACATTGGGCTTGGTGTTTGATGTTTGCGTTGCGGCCCAAGAAGGAATTGCTTGAGTGGTTTCGCCGGTTTTGGGCGGATAGCGACCGCGGCATTGGTATGGACTTGCTGGTGGAGTTTACCGGCGTTTCCAAGAAGACGTTTGAGGAAGTGGTAAGGCGCGGCAACCGTCCTATGCAAGACTGGGTGCAATCGGCGCTGAGCAAGTTTGCCCATGAGTGGGAGGCGGGCATGATCGAGGTTTACATGCGCCCCAACCGCACAAAGGCAATTAGGTACAGGCGAGAGCCTAAGTTGGACATGCGGCCTAGCGTTGGGCTGCAAGTGGTAGGCGGTGAAATCCGTCTGAACGTGGGTATGAGAAACCAGGCGCAGTATATGACGCCCACCTTGAAGGAGCAGTTGGATGGCAATTAAGCGGCACTACAAATGTCCGAAGCACGGGTTTTTTGAATCATGGGAAGCCGTGTGCAGCCATGGTTGCTTGGACGGCATTAAGGTGGCGTTTTTGAAAGCGCCGGCCTATTTGTCCGATAAGACCAAGCGGAACGATGCTAACCTTAAGGGGCTGGCAAATGAGTTTAACATGACGAACATCAAGAGCACCCGCGAGGGCGAGCACCAAGAGGGCTACTTGACCCGAAACAACGCGCCGCCTGTAGAGCAGCCTCCTGAGCAGCGGCCAGGCTCTGGCGTGATCTGGGGCGGCGGTGCGGGGCATAGCATGCAGTCAGTGCTTGGCGGCGGCATCAAGTCGGTGCGTGGCGAGAGCGTGGGTTTCAATCCGAAGGAAGCGGGCGAATTGCGTGGACCCCGGACGGCAAGTTATGTAGGTGATCATGAAAACCTACAGGTGAAGCCGTGATTATTCCAAAAGACCCGATTGAGCGTGAGACGCTGTATCTGGATTTGATGGAGAAGTGTTTTGTGTCCCGCGAGGAGCGCAAGGCCGATTACAGCAGTTTGCGGTCTTGGTATCTGTTTGGCGCTGGCCCTGACGAAAGCCCGGCGCACTACAACAAGATTTACCCGCACATTGACCAAGTGACGGCGTTTTTGTTTAGCGCGGACACCACGCGCTTTAGCATCAACCTTGGGGCGTCGGTGCCTGAAAACGAGCATACCAAGGTTCAGGTGCTGACCACCGCTTTGAACGATAAGTGGTCGGATTCCAACGGCGACCAAGTGTTTGCCATGGCGATGACGTGGGCGCTTTGTTATGCATCCACGTTTATCAAGCTGGTTGTGCGCAACGGGTCCATTCACCCCTACATGGTGGAACCTGGCAGCGTTGGCGTGTTGCGCGAGGATACGCCTTACACAGACCGCCAAGAGGCGCTGGTCCAGACCTACCACATTACCAAGTCTGATCTAGCTCGCCGGCTGTATGGGCATCCAAAGCGCAAGTCGATTATGGATCGGATTACCGCGGGGCAGCATCAAGTAAGCCATGTGCCCGAGGGCCTCAACCGGATTGTGATGTCGCAGACCAATCCCACGATCTACGGCACCGTCAATCTCGATCTGTACGGCTACAACCGCATGAACGCGCGGGTGGCCGAGGATACGGTTGAAATGCGGGAGTTGTATCTGTGGAACGATGAGATAAACGACTATCAGGTCGTGACCATCGCGGACCCTGATATTATTATCTATGACCGCCCCGGCGAGCAGCTTTTTATGAAGGGCGAGCTGCCGTTTATTCAGATTACGCCTAACCCGCAGTATGATTATTACTGGGGGCAATCTGAGGTGCAGAAGCTGATTTTCTTGCAGCAGATGCGCAACCGCCGCATGACAGAAATCCTTGACCTGTTGAGCAAGCAGGTAAACCCGCCCACGGCGTTAATGGGTTTTACCGGCATTTTGGATGAGAAGAATTTTGCGTTGAACCGTGCTGGCGGGCTGCTGTCTAACGACATGGCACAAGGCAAGGTTGAACGGATGGCTCCGGAAATGCCGGCTGATTTGTTCCGCGAGGTTGACGCTATTGACGCCATGTTCAGCGAAGCGTCGGGTATTTCTAGCGTGTTGTCTGGCCGCGGCGAGTCTGGGGTTAGATCACAGGGCCATGCGTCTCAGTTGGCGCGGCTTGGGTCGTCGCGCATTAAGAAGCGGGCTTTGGTGATTGAAGACGCGCTTGAAAAGATGGCGACGTTGTATCTCAAGCTGATGCAGAAGTATGACCCTACGCACTTTAAGGATGCGCATGGCCATCAGTTTATCGCTGAGCAATTCACCACGGACTTTATGGTGAAGGTTGACGCGCACTCCAACAGCCCCATTTTTATGGAGGATATGCGGCAGTTGGCGTTCAATTTGTTCAAGGCGCAAGCCATCGACAAAGAATCCTTGATTGACCTGCTTGATCCGCCTATGAAGCAAATGTTGAAAGACAAGCTGAAGAAGCAAGCCGCTCAACAAAAGGCAGGCCCGCCTCCCGAGGGCAAGCCACCAGGCAAGCAGGGTAAGTGATGGCGCAGGATTTTAAAATCCAATCCGACCAGCCCCGAGCGCAAGCAAAAGACATTGCGCGCGGTAATCCTTCTCCTTCCATAGAATACAGGGTATCCTCCATTCGCACCCTCGGTAACAGGGCAGCGCCACGCGCTGATGCGCGTTCGGAAAGGAGGTGATACCATGTACAAGTCCGTCAAGCGCGGTCGCCGTAAAGGCTGCCGCTAATGCGGTGTGTGCAACTCTAACCACGAAAGGAGGTTTCCCATGCGTCGCAAGGGTCGTAAGGCTCGCCGGTAACTAACGCACTGCCTTGAGCAGTCGTTAATCCGCGACTTCCGCGCGGGACCGGAGGAGAAAAATAGTCCCGCTTGACTTTGCATTATCGTGGGTGTTACCCCGCAATTGTTATTTTGGAGCATCAAGTGTCCGAAAGCGTTATGAGGCTGCTGCAAAACCAGCGCCCAAAAGAAGCACCGGAACTGACAGCGCCTGATCCGGGTGAAGGCGGCATTACGTCCCCCCCTATGGCGTCTCCCATGAGCACGCCCGAGCCTAAGATGGGTTCGCGCGAAGCCGCGCTAATTAATGTCGGCATGGCAATGGACTTGATTGAGCAATCTCTTCCGGCAATTGGAAGCGAGACTGCGGACGGCCAACGGCTTGTATCTGCGCTGCGCTCTTTGACGGGCGCTATGGGGCCGCGCCGCCAGAAAGTTGGCGAGCTTCAGAACGCCGAAATTCTTCAGTTGTTGCAAAATCTGCCGCAAGCTGGCGGTGCAACGC